TATGTGGAGTAGTAGATTCACCAACTCTAAGGAATGGTCTTTCTGGATCGTAAAAATGTTCAGTCTGGTGTCCTCGTCTGAGGAAAATCATGGAACAAACTAATGCACTTGTTCCCTTTCCGATGATAGCAATTTTCATTGATATAATTTAGATTGTACTGCGTCTTTAATAGAATTATAGTCTGATGAGTTTCCGTAGTCATTATCTACACTGAATACTTCATCATATCCAGACTTTTCAATGATCTTTGTACGGATCTCCATCTGTTTTTTCTCTTTCTGGATACGCCTCAGAAACGCATAGTGAATAATCTGAGTGAAATAAGCAAAAGGATTTGAAGACTTTTCAGGATTGAAGTTCTTAATATACTGAATACAGTTCTCGATACCATCGGAAACCATATCCTCTCGATACATATAGTTTACAAAGTTTGGTTTGTATGCAAGGTGGTTGCCGATTTTAGAGAAGCAACTTCCAAGATACTCATAACACCTTCTAAATTTCTTTGCAACAATACGATCTGGGTGTTCTTTGAAATATTTAATCGTGACACGATGATTTTCGTGACCGAGTTTTTCACCATCCCTAAAAAAATCTCGCAGTTCAATAACCGCAGCCAAAAACTGTTTGTTATTTACATAATGCTCCGATCTCTTCCTTGTCGATCTAATGGCCATACCATAATTTCCTTTATGCGTGGAACTAATTCCGTTGTATAAAGTATATCATAAAACCTTATGCTTGACAAGGTTCCAAATACTGTGTACAATAACTCTGTCAGAGTTCAGAATCAGTAGAAGCTTCTTTATTTTTATATATCTTCTCTAAGAGAAGCCTTGCGTTGGATACTGAATCTAGGTATCCCATTTTTTTAGTAACCTTGGTTCTTCCTTGGTTTTTTTGTTTTTGTCTTAAAAACTTCCTATAGGCGCGGACCATATCTCCATCGTCTTCTGCTTCTAGAACTGTTATCACTTTATCCATATTAATAACAATCATTTGGTCAGACTGACTTTTAATCCATGGGTCAATCTTGACACCTTCCATCCCATTCATATTTAAAGAGACTGTTTGGATTTGAACGGGATCAGTAAGCAAAAGAAGAGCACGGCCGTTTTCCTCAGTAGGGAGGATCTCAGCGAAAATTTCTTCTCCTGAGATTAGTTTTATCGTTCCGTAGAATTCTTCTTCCATACTTAATCCTTTAGTTTTATTTGAGTGAATTCATAATTGAAGTTTTCTTCATTGTAGATCTTAACCCTCTCAATGAGATGATTAAGTGTATAGTTCTTTCTTTGCCTGTAGGTGGCGTCATCTGCAACATCATATAAGACCGCCTTATTTTTGTTGTTGCCTTTTCTTAAGACCCTTCCGATGCTTTGTAAATTCCTGATCCTAGACTTACTAGGAGAAGCGAAAACAACATTGTGTAAATTTCTAATGTTTACGCCTGTCGAGAATGTTCCATATGATGCAACAATGATTGCATTAGACTCCGTGTCTACAATTTCTCGAACCTGTTCTCTCTCGGAAGCGTCTACACCTCCATGGACAAAAAAGACTCTTCGTCCATCTTCAGCAGCACTATTTATCAATTCATAAAGTACCTGTCCATGGGTTTCTACTCTACTATAAAGTATCAGAGTGTTACCTTTCAGGTGCAGAGAGAGATTTTTAATGAAATGATTCCTTTGTTGATGATTGATTAGATATTGAATCTCATCCTCATAGGTCTCAAATTCTTGGGGCGGATGTTTTAACAAAAGAATTTTAATATCAAGTTTAGAAAGATGCCCCCTTTCAATAAGTTCCGATGTTTGCGTGATCTTGTAACTTGGTCCAAACAAACCTTCTAGAACCCATTTGTGAGTTTGCGATCCATCTAGAGTTCCAGTAAATCCATATCTGTATTTGGTATCTCTAAGTTTACCCATAATGCCAATTAGAGATTTGGATTTGAACTGATGTGCTTCGTCACCAATGACTACATCATATGGAGCAAAGAATTTTTTATCTAACTTATAAATGGATTGCCAAGTTGTAATAGTTACTGTTCTTGGATCAAACTTCTCCTTTCCAGAATAGATCATATGGCAATAGGAATCAGCATCCCAACCATAATCTATAAAGTCTTTATACATCTGTTCCACTAGTGAAGTTGTTGGAACTACTAGGAGAATTTGTTTTTTCTGTTCCGCAAAATATCTGACGATAGAATAGATCATCAAAGATTTACCAGATGCAGTAGGCGAAATGAGAAGTCTTCGATTATATTTCAATGCATCATAAACACCATCAATTTGATAATCTCTGGGTTTATGTTTTGAGATACTAGTGATATAATCTTTTACACCCTCTTTCGAAATGCCATCATTCTTTTCAAATGGAGTTCCATAGAATTTACTATTCCTGAAACTTACTGTATAATCTGATTTTTTTGCCCATGAAACAATCTTGTCTAAGAGACCGACATATATTTCTCCCGTAGCTGTAGAGTAAAGACGGATCTTTCCATCCCAATACTTACTACGATATTGAGGCATGAACTTAGCGCCTGGTACATCAAAAGTGAAATAGTCTGCTAATTCTTGATTGATGTATGGTTCAGCTTCAACTGTCAAATAAACTTCGTTCTTCTTAGTAATAACAAGATCAGTCATAACCGCGAATAAACCTCTGCCATTCAATAGAGTTCTTAATCTGATATGTTCGATTAAGAATAGTTTTCAAAATACTATCGAGATAATTCAGCATCATTGTATGATACTCAACTTTTGTTACACACCTGATAAGTTCCTCATCTGCATCTAGATACTTATCTAGGTCTGCTTTTAAAACCTTGTAATTAAATGGTTTTTCTGCGTATACCTCTGGTGCAGATTTACCAGAGTAATACTCCCATTTTTCTTTTCTTAAAATTTTGAATTTGTTTTCCTGTGCCTTCTTAAGAGTTAGGACATTATTGTAGATCCTATAATACTTAGCGTGGAGGGCAGGGATTTTGGTGGATTCTAAATGCAGATCATCATTGTCGATTTTTGCATCTTCTTCCCATAACGATTGGATTTCATCAAGTGTCATCAGTTATCAAACTTACAATATCAAAGACAGTATACTTAAATGTAGCTTCTGCCACAATATAATTTATATCAGTATTCTGAGCGTCAAATTCAAGTTGGGTTAAGTCTGTAGGGAACATGTCCTTGAAGTTAACTCTTGCAATAGCATTCATACTACTATTGAAGATAACCAAACCACCATCAGAGAATGCTTCAGTATTCAGAGGAATTGCTTCATCCAGAGATTCAGGATAACCTAAACCTCTCATCCAGTTAGAAATCTCAAGATAGTTCTTTAAATTTTCATCTACCAGAAATCTTATACTGAAATCATTAAACACCAACTTATCGCCTGGAACAGGAATGTCTTTCAAGTATGTTGACTGTATGGCAACACCAAGATTGATAGAAGGAATGTTTGCAGATTGTGAAAAGAAATCTACTGTTGGTGCCTTTTGTAGATTAAACTTAAATCCAACAGGAGACAAAAAGTTCCTATTTCGGATTTGTCTATCCCAAGCAGTTAAGTTTCCAGATCCAGTAGTAGCCATGGTGACTTTTTATTATTATTTAGAACCATAAATTGAAAGACAAGGAAATCCTTTCTTCATCAGTATTATTTGGCTCTACAGAATGTTTTAGAGCCGAAGGGAAGATATACATGTTTCCCTCAACAGGGAACCTTGGACAATTATCTCCACCAATATATCTCTCATTTAGAAAAGCATTCCCATATGACATAACCTCTCTAGGATCATAGAAAGTTATATTTCCACAGTCACCTTCAGGAACTTTGACATAGTATACGCCAGATAGATCCGTGTTGGGATGCATATGTGCAATGTTATAACTTCCTGGGCCGTTGACATTTGCCCACCCACCAATTTTTTTAAGTTTTAATGTTGGATGAAACGGTAAACTAGGAAGTATCTTTTCAATAGATTCTGTTATCTCACTAAAGAAGTCCTTATCGTATAATACCTCACTATGCCATCCACCTCTATTTGATCTTACGCATCCAGAATCTTTTTCCTTGAGATCATAAATCTCTTTTTCAAGTTTCCGATTGTCAATATCAAAACTCATTTGAAATAAAGGGGTTTGGAAAAGCATTTGATGCTCCACCCCCTCACATATATGATGAGTAGGCAAATAGAATGGCATGACAAAGTATTTACTATCTTATGTAGGCATAAAAAAAGAGACCCTTTCGGGTCTCCTGAGAAGATTCGTGAAATGAATCACATGAGGTTTTGAACCTTGACTCTTCTGTAGTAACGGTTTGTGTTTGCTCTAAGGCGTCCAAGTCCTTGATCAGTTCCTTCAGCAAATGGGTTGGCAACAATACCGTAACGAGTCTTGAAGCCAATTTTTGGTTGGAAGGTGTCCTGACCAACTGCACGAACCATCTGAAGGGGAACGTATGGGCAGTAGAACAGTCCAGCGTCATAAGGAGAGGATCCTTTGTAACCAACAACGTAATACTGATCAGCAGCGTTGTTAGCAGCAAATGGGTCGATGTAGACCTTGAACTTACCAGCAAGTGTACCAGCGAAGGTATTGCCAGTGTCATCAACGTTAAGGTTAGCGTTGAGTGCAGGAGTGTAGTCAAGAAGTCCTGCCATTGTGAGTGCGGAAGCAACGTCTGCAGAGCAGAGAATTGTGTTGCCCTTTCCTCTACGAGTTCTTTGTGCAATCTGGTTCGCATCTCTTTCGATCTGGAACAGAAGTCCTTTGAACTTCTCAACAGACCAACGACCGTTGGAGTCAACGTCGAGGTCAAATGCACCAGCAGTAGCAGTGTTGATAGTTGCACCCTGTTCAGCAATCTTGTAGATTGTTCTGATAACTTCGCGGTTGATCTCAGCAAGAATCTCAGTAGAGAGAATGTTTGCGAGTTCCGCTTCAGCATTCAGACCGTGGATTGCCTTGAGGTCTTGAGCAAG